AGTCACTAACTGCCATAAGACCGTTTTTAATTCCTTCAATACCTACAAACCAAGCGCTAAATAAACCAATAACCGTTGTAACTGCAACAATGATTAATCCAATAGCATTGTTGGCCATTGCTAAATTTAATGCCTTTTGCGCCGTTACTTGAATGTATGTTGCAGCGCTTTGCGCCTTTGTTGCTATGGATTGCAATTTAGTTGCAGCCGTCATAGCTTTAATTGCTTTTGCTCCTTCTTGTATTCCTCTAATACCGTCAGCAATAGCCATTGCAGAATTTACTTTTAAAAGTGCTGCTTCAACTTCTTCTGATTCAGTACCAAATAAACCCATAGCACCTTGTGTAATTGCAAAACCACTTGCTGCACCTTGTAAAGCACCACCAAGTTTTTGTCCCATAGTCATAGCAGCAGCGTCTACGGTCAAGTCTGTATCAATTTGTACCTTTCTATATTTACCTACTTCTTTTGTTAAGTCTTTAAATTCTTTTGTGTTCTGTTTACCAGCTAAACCTAATTCATAAAGACGGTCTTCCATTTCACCCATTCGACCAGTTAATGGTTGAACCTCTCCAGCAATATCTTCAAATGAAGCACCTAAGTCTGTATTAGTTTTTCTTAAATCTTTCTGAACTTGCTCTAATTCTGTTAGTTCAGTAGTAAGATTTCTTAAATCTTTTTCATAAGTTTTAGATGACTTATCAAGACCTTCAATAGCTTCTGTGGTTTCTTTAATACTCTTTCTTAAACTATTAAACTGTTCTTGAACGTCTTTAGTATTCGTGTTTACATCAAGATTAATTGTCTTTGTTTGTGCCATTGTTAAGCTTTTTAAATTTTAAATTTCTTTTTTCTTGCTTGTATATTTCCTTTAAATTATCACTTAACTTGTACTTACCTTTTGCTATTTCTATTTCTTCACTTATTCCGTAGTGGTTAGTTAATTTTAACATTTCTATTATCTTGTCTAACATTTCTTTATGGTTGTGTTATGTAAATTGTATAGTCGTTTACTGCACCGTTACAATAAGTTTCTGTAACTGTTAAAGCTATATTTTGTGCAGAACTATTTTCTGTTTCTATTCTTTCAAAATTTTCTGTTACTAAATACTTTCTTAAAATAGGAGGGAATAAAGGGTTACTTTCTTCAGTTACTATTAAAGTTTGTGGTGTTGCATTTGCTGGTACACATACACTTATTACTTGACTACTTGTAACACTACTTGGTGTGATAGTTACACCAGCCGTTAAAGTTGCAATATTTACAGAACAAACACCATTACCTAAAGTGATTGGAACGTCTACACAATTTGCACCTGGATTAGTAGGTACTGCAATTGGTATTCTTACCTCACGAAAATCAAGTAGTAAAGTAAAACTAACTTCACCAGTATTTAGGTTTGACTTCATTTCGTTAATCACGTAACGCTTGTCTCTAATAACTACCCTATCGTTTAATTCAAGCTTTGTTAGTATGCTTATTGGTAATTGTGTTTTTACACTTACAAGTCTGTTTCTTACATTGAATAAATTAAGTAGATAACTTTCGTAATACGTAGCATATAAATTGTCATAATTTGGTGCTAAACTAAATGTACTTCTGTCAGCACTAAAATTTAAACTAAAATCTGTCTGTCCGTTTATGTTTACTTCTTGACCAAAAGGTAAATAGTTTGTGATAGTTTGTTCACCAGTTCCATTGTAAAATTTAACGCTTGTTGTTTGATTCGTGTACATATACATTAAACAAGGTTTTGGTGTATATGGTGAAAGGTTTTCGTCAAGTGCGTAAGCTACTTGTAAATCTGTACCTGTAAACTTTTGCCCCATTATATTTTCAAATGGTAATTCAATAGTAAATTCGCCACCGTCATAAGGAAAAGATTGTTCCGTGTTTCCGTAGTCACGATAAAATAAAGCTTTGAATTGTTTGTTTATTACACTTTCGCTTTCTTGATATTTAAAAGCTATTTTATTATACAATGGTACACGTGAAACGTCTATACTTTTTACGTCTGTATATTCTGTTATGTCATATATTTGACCAAGTGCATACCAGTCGTCTAAAGGTTCTATTTGAAAAGTATCTATGTCAGTACCATAACAAGTTAAATTAAATGCTTTAAGTACACCACTAAAAAAGTCTGCTACCTTCATTTCAGGAACTAAAGTAGTCAAGTCTACATTAGCTGCAAGTGCTTGTGTCAAACAACTAATATTACTTACTTCTTTTTCAAATGTACTTGGTGGATAAGTGTTATTTGCATTACCAGGTGAATACCAATAAGCACGAATACTTGCCGTAATACTCATAGTATTAGCTGCACGTATTTTTAATTGTACTTGTTCATTAAGTCCAGGTGAATTAATGTCTTGTATAACATTATAAGTGTTGTTGTCTATACCTTGTACAGTATGTGAAAAAGTACCATTTTTATAAACGTCTATATAGTAATCTATTGAAGTGTCACTTGGTTGTATGTTAGTGTCTATATAATAATAAAAAGGCAAAAATATTTGACCAAAAGGTCCAGTCGATACAGTTAAGTCTAATAATTCTGTGTAACTTATAGTGTCATTTGTTAAGTCTATTGTACTATAAACTGGTGTACCACTTGCATAAGTTACACTATTAAAATTTATTACTTGTTCAGCAGTTACAAATTGAAAGTCCTTTGCATTTTTAGCATATAAAAAACATTTTGTAAACCTTTCATTTGTCAAAAAGTTACCATTAAAACTTACACCATAATATGTAGCAATAACATCAAACAATTTTTTAATTTTTACTGCTGGAAATAATTCTGTATAAACTATTCTACCATTTGTTACAGTAATGTCATCTGTACCACCACCTGTATTAGTCCAATATCTTGATGAACTAATTAAAGGGTATCTTACATCATAGTCAGTAGTGTGGTCTGTAATTCTATTATATACTTCTGTTCCGTTATACGTGTGACTAATAGAAGTCATATCTACGTCACTTAGCATATCTTCGCCAAACTTATCTTTTAAGCTTGTTACATCACCATAAAAAGTTACAGAATAACTATCTACTTTACCGTCTTTTAAATTCGCTTTTTCAAGTTGTATTTTACCAGTTCTAAATGCAGTTAAATTTAATTCAAGTCGTGCGTCTTTTCGTATGTTTACATCATAGCTTGAAAGTGTACCACCAGCACTTGTTGAATCGTAGAACTCTAAATCTGAATTGTACCAATGTTGAAAAACTTTATTATTATGTTTTGTTGCTGGTACGGTAAACGACTGACTAAAATCTGTAAATACTTTCGAAATATCACTTATGTTTTGTACGGTGCTATTCAAGTTTACTTGTTCATCATTAAACAAGTCAAGCATAACACCTTCTATGTATATTTGTACCTTTCGCATTATATTACAGAATTAATAGCGTCAAAAGCGTAGTTAAAAGTTAATTGGTAATTAGCTGGTTTTAGTTGGTTAATACCTTTTTGTTTTTGTAAGCTTTTAGAATTACACAATACTGGTAAGTCATCAATAATTATTTTTTCGCTTAACATAATTTGTTGTATAGTTTCAAAATAGCTTTCTTCTACGTTGCCAGTATTTACACTTATAGATTCTTGACCGTTATTATTAAACCCTTTTCTTTGTCCTTGTATTGTATTGTAACTATGACTGCTTGACTGCATTAAATTTGCAGTACTTTCTTTCGTGTTTATATTGTTATTAGATACTTTAAAAAAGAACTCACGCTGCCAATATCCAGCTTTGTTTACAAAGTCAATATTTACTGGTGTATATTTTGGTTCACATACTGGTTTAAAGTTCCAAGTACCTAAAAGTGTTGGTGAACCACCACTTAAACCTTGCCACAATTCTAATTTATTACCGTTACCATAATAACCAGCCCAAACAGTTGGTACGTCATATAATATTGAACCACTTGCAAAAGGTGTATTAAATTGTGTAGTGCCACCAGTAACTAAATCTGTGTATTTAACACCGTCTACTGTTGTTGCATTTACACCAAGAATACCAGCCCTATCACTTGCTACACTTGCTGGTGTACTATTAGCATTATATTTATAATAATATGTGTCTTGTTTTAGTGTAGCATATCTTGTAGTTGCTACAATAAAATTTGCATTTGTAGGATTTGCACCTTCTGAATAATAACCGTAGCCGTCTAAACACATATAAGCAGTTGTGTCTAATAGTGTGAAATTTCCAGCAGTAGTTTCTTTGTATCTTTTTATAGATACGTTTACATATTGGTTGTTAGCACTTGCAGCAATACCACTTGTACTTGGTAAAGTTCCAATTGCAGTTTGTCTTGTTGTAAATTCTAAATAGTCACGACAATAAGGTGAAACATCATAGTACATTTTTAGGTTAGTACTTGAAGGTACTTTTTTAGATAGTGTGTATTGTGGGTTTGCTGGTGCTGAACCAGTATAGTAAAAAAATAATTCTACTTTAGAACCAACTACACTTGATTCGTCTATTTCTATAATGTAAGGTGAACGTGCAAATATCTTAGCCATATTGTTTAAAGTTTTCGTCTATAATTGATAGTAGTAAATTTTCCATATCTAAACCGTACTTGTCTATTAGTTCTTGTGGTAATTGGTTGTAAGCTTTTTCAAATGGTTTAGTAAAAAACATAGTTGGTTTAATTCCTTTTTCAAATATACTTCGTGCTATTGCAAAGTTTAAACCTTTACGACTTTGAAATTTTCCTTTAACGTCACGTGGTGCTATTCCTTTTCTTACAGTCCATTTGTCAAATGCTTTTGGTGGTGGCATTTTATTAGTGTAAGCAAAGTTGTCTAAAGACTTACCACCTTTTGTACCTTTCACACCTCTATCTTGGTAAAAGCCGTATTCATTCATTTCAAAAAATACTCTAATACTATTTGGCATTTGTTTAACATCACCTTTTATTGACTTGCTTAATTCACCACTTGTATTTTGTTTGGTTAAATTATCTTTTGCAGCTTGAACTACTTTCTGTTCAAACTCCTTTAAAGCTTCTAATAAAAAATTAGTTTCAGACATCGCAGACAGTCATTGTGTTAGGTGTGTTTATGTTTACGGTCATAGTCCAACCAGCTAACTTATTTTCAAATCTGTCTATAAATGGTTCTACATTTGGTGAACCGTCTACTTGGTAATTGTCATCATATAAATTACCACGTCTTAGTTTTTCGTATAGTCTATTTAACACATTTATTTGTGTGTTTAGTATATCTTGTTCGTTATCGTTACCTCTAAACTTGTTTGTTGTTTCGTCTTTTGATACGTCTACAATATCCATAGCAATTATAGAAATATTATACTGAATTACATTGTCTACAAAGGTTGCACTATTTACCATAATGTGACATAAAGGAAATATAGTCTGTTTAGATAAGTCTACACTAAAAATATCACCTTCACTTACGGTGTTAATTAAAGGGTCATTATTTAATTCTGTTTGTAGCTTTGTTAAAATTTCGTAGTACATATTATTTTTTTAGTTGTCGCTGCATTTCGTTATGTTCAATATTTCTTTTTTGCTTTTCAAAAGTAAGCCAGGTAAGACAGTCTTGTATAGGTAGTTTGGTGACACCTCTAAACCCTTGAAGTTGTCCGTTAGCAATTCCATATATGCTTGAATACCATCCCCACCGTTCGGCAAATTGAGTTCTTTCGCTAAAGTCTGTTTCATCTCCTTCGTCATCATTTCGCTTTTTAAAAATGTCAGCAAACTTTGTAGTAAGTCGTTTGTTAAAGTCCAAAAAAAAACCTGTGAACCTAACACTACACCAAGTGGTGCAAACTTCATTACTTCAGCATATGAATTAGTACCGTTGTATTCTTCTATTTCGTATTTTTCTTTTCGTCTTTCTGTAATAGGTCTGTACATTACTGCCATTGCTTTATGCCAATTTTCTACCTTG